GGCTTACTTATAAAGACGTCTCCCGCGGGTGTGTAAGCCCAGAGGGAGCTGAGGAAAGAGGCGTCGTAATGGCTGTTGCAAACTGCTTCCTTGACTTTCATGCCGTGTCGCCCAAGTTCGGCTGCGTGGGCGGGGGTCCAGCAGCTGCGTTGCACCGCCAGGCTGTCGTCGCCGGCCACGACGCAGCTGTACCTAGCCGGGCTCTGCCACTCCGCCGACCCACGCAGGTTGCGCTCGGCGTCAAAGGCTTCCAGCCACATTGCGATACCGCGAAGGGTGTTACCGAGGCTAGTATCATTGTGGCCGCTCTTCGTCGTGCCGTACACGTCGACAGAGAACCGGGTCTCGTCTAAGGTGTAAGAGGTCGTGACAGCGAACGAATCGATGACGAACTGGAGGTACTGCCGCTGGACTTCAGGGGCAAACACGGCAGTACACGAGTGGTAAAACGTCCAGCTCGCCCAGAAGTGCATGGCTGAGTTGTGGGCGTCGTAGTTGGAGCAGTCCGCTTCGACCCAGTGCACCTCCGGCTCGGTGCAGCGGCAAGTGATGTGCCCGGGGGCAACCTCGTCGACATGGCAATAACAAGAACAACTGCGAGGGCAGGCCACCTCGCCGTCAATGCTGTCCATCATCCGCTGGGGGAGTTCAGCGAGTGTATCGGGCCGCATGCCACAGCCGAAGAACATCCTGTCTGTGACGGTGACATCGTCAGGGCCGGCTGGGTAGCCGGTTGCCTCGGGGTCGTTGTGGTACCGCGCGGCGACGTGCTGAATGGCGAAGGTAAGGACCGCGTGCACCAATTGGGCAGCCGGTTGGCCGTAGCCTTGGATAAGCCGCGCTTTCGAAGGTGGGTACACGTTCACCTCGGTCTTGGTGAACGCTTTGACCAACCATGCCACCACGTGAAGGACTAGCGCCTCGTCCGTGAGCCTTGTGAGGTGGGCTTGTGTAAACCGAGCGGCCCAGGCCTCATCGGCCCCGACCAACTCTTCGGCCAGCAGGCGCTGCAGCTTCGCGGAATCAGCGATCCAGGCGGAGCATGCCCTCCTATACGGGACGTGGTGTAGGCTGCACGCCAAGCACCTTCCGCGCATATCGTCCGGTAGGCCGTGCACGCCGGCGTCGTGGCAGCCCAATTTGCCACGGCGCCAGTGGTCCACGTGCACCCCGCTGCCGCTGACCAAATGGGCAAGGCTCGTGGTCTCGAGGCAGTCCGGGCACACACGCTTATCGACATGGCTGAGAGCGGTGTGCGGCGGCGGGCGCGCGACGCAGTGGCGGTTGACTACGGCATTGAGCGCGTTGTGGGGGCAACGCGCGACTGCGAAACTGGCTGCGCTCGCGATGCCGCACAGCACTGGGGCGGCGCCTCCGGGGGGGCAATGCGCCTGGACGCCATGCTCCGGCAACCGCAGCCTGTGCTCAGGCCCAATGGTGAGGCTGTCTCCCGCGCCACTGGCCTCAGGAACGCCGAGGCACAGGAGGGGGGTGGTGACCAGGCCCCTGATGTCGCGGCCGGTGTCGTATAGCCCGGGTGGGCGCATTACCATGTGTTTCCAGGTCGCTTGTTCGACTGGTATGCGGCCCTTGCGGTGCGTAGTGCTGCCTTGAACAGTGGCGCGGGTTATAATTATGGCGCCCGTGAGGGCCGCAGCGAGGAGGTAGAGCGGCGGACGTTCATTCGTGGAGCCGCTGGTCGGGAGGCGTCCGATGACGTAGCTGCCCGCCTCGATTGCGTCGCGCCCCGTCCAGACAAACTTTCTGTCTGAGAGTGTGACGTTGACGATGGTTGTCTCGTTGAGCCACGTCAAGATGTTGAACACGACGGCTTTGACGATGGCTTTGACATGCTTGACGACGAGTGCGACGTACTCGGCCCCAATGCGCTGGTAATGCAGAATAACTTGTTGTGTCTGCGTGTACGCGGCTCGCGCGGCGGTGCCGACTTGTAATGACCTGACAGCCAGCATTTGGATTGCGCTGTTGTTGCTCGCTGGCACGTCAAAAGGGCAGCCAGCGCACGGTCCCGTGCGGCTGAGGCAGTGCTCAGGGGTGGTGTCCCACCGCTCGCTGAGGCGTAGCCGGTGGGGCCCAGAACGCCAACACTCAGGCGGGGTGGAATACCAGCAGACGCCGCAAGCGCGACAAAGGGAAGCGTACGCGGTAGCGTTCGAGTAGTCCACGTCGCCCTCTTCATTAGCGGTTGCGCGGTAGCACCGGTTAACCGCGCGGCGAGTGCTCACGACCGGCCCGCGGCTGTAGTTGCCCCAGATGCCCGTTGGGAACAGTGTGACACACAAGTCGTCAGTGGCTTTGACTTGCGCCTCGAAATCGTCAACGTACGCGTTGTGAGCGATTGCGCTAAGCCACTGTGGCACGCAGGCTGGGGCAGGATGCTCGGTGGCGAGGTTGGGAACATGGGCCACAACGCCGTACGACGTCGCGATTAGTAGCAACCACAACCACGACCGGCTGTGGTGTTGCCAGCCCGCGCAGGCCACAAGCGCGGCGGTGGCAGCAGCCCCTGTATGGACGCTGGCCCAAGCCGACCCAAAGGCGCCGAGGCTCCACAAGCTGCGCGCTGTAGCCAAGGCCCCGGCGGCAAAGAGGGGCGCAAGAAGGTACAAGACCATCAACGCGGTCGCCCCCGCAAACCATTTCCAGTCGGTGGCGGCACGGCCGATGACATGCCGGGCGGTTGACCTTGTGGCATTCGACCACGTGCCCGCAACGGCGCGGCACACGAGCTCCGCCGTGCCAGCGCCTGGATCGGCCAAGGAGTGGTGGAAGGACGCCATGCCGCACACGGTCGACACTGACTGTGACACGGTGCTGAGGATTTCAGACGCTTTGTCGATGTGGGCGTTCCACCCTGCTGGCGTGATGGTGCCCTGGGTGCGGAGCATGGCCTGGACGGTGTTCTGCATGTACCGTTTGACGTCCCCGTTGCCGGCGAGACCTGCCAGTGCCATGTGGTGTGCCGCGTCGACCAGCTCCGTGTCCGCGTTCGGGATGACGATCGCCGCACGTTGGACTGGTGCGGCGCACTTGGTGAGCTGGAAGACGGCTTCGATGGGGCTGCGGACAGCGTCAGCCGCTTTGTGCTCCGGGACAACGTAGTAAGTGGTGATGAGCTCATTGGCGTAGGGGACGCCATCGATGTCCACGCTCTGGTTGGCGAGCTGGTCAATCGTGCGCTTGAGCACGCGGGTGACGCCGCCGTACCCAAGCGGCGTAAGCGTCAAAACCCCGCTGTGTTCCTCGACCCGGTGAGATTGGGTCATCTTGGCGTTGGCTGGCCACGTCTTGTTCTTGCTGGTTACCGTGAGCTCGCACGTCACCAAGCTGGCTGCGTGGTCTTTCAAGTACCCAAGTCCCGTCGTCGAGCCGAGTCCACAGCAGACCAGGGCCACCAGCGGCGTGGTCCGTCCATCCACGTCGGCTTCGGCCTGGTTCAGCCAGCTGTGTCGTGCGACCGTAGTGGGAGGGAGGAGTGTCGTCGCCCAGCTTGACGGGCTTACAATCACTTGTGCGTCGGTCTTGTGCCAGACTCCCCCCCAGTATTCGCCCAGGGTCTCGAGATCCACCCGGGTGGGGCCAACAAGCAGCAAGTTTTCTGATCCCAGATCGATCATTCGCTGCATCGCGCATTGGGCTGCGCGTCGGAGGCAGTGCGCATGGCACCGGCCCACCAGGGTGTCGTCGTTTAAAGACTGGGGCACCTGTG